CACGGATTTCGGTCCGGTCCCTGGGGATTGTGTTCCACCTGCACATGAACCGGGGTTTAGTACTCCCGGGGGGGGGTCGAGTGGCGAGTGTAACGAGTAGTGTCGACACCGCGTGGTTGTTGCCTCGAAGGGGGCAGCGTAAAGGGGATGTTCGCGCCTTGCGGCCAAGTGCCATGTAGTAGTGGCAACAGCATGGATCGGGTAATCTGGAAATCTGCCATCCCGGCAGGTCAGATCTTCGCGATCGTTGTCGGGCAACCTTCCATGTTAACTGTGGGAAGGTTCCGTGAAGTGCTGTCCGTGGACATGGTGGTGACGATTCCTCTAGCGCTCCCCCCCCCCCAAAACTCCGGTACCGAGCCAGCGGTACCTGATGAGTATAAAAGCGAATTGAAAATCTGGCTCAACAAAGAAAATGATCATGCGGAGACAAAATTGGCCAATCGAGTTGTATTGGCTTCCGTTCGACACCGTCGAGATCATTTCTCTGGGGCTCGTCTCCAGTTCTTTTCTTATAAACAAACGACTGCGCCGTCAAGGCCAGGGCGGGTGCCTGGTCGCTCTTGACGTTAATTCGCAATCGCCCTGTGGAGACAAACTCGCCACAAAAAACAAAAGAGATGTTAGCCCAAACAGACGTCAGGGCTGTAAAAAGACGTCTCGCAATGGTCGGGTTGCGAGGGCCGCGCTTGCTCTGTTGGAGCGCGACCAGGGAATGACGAGGGGTTCAGTGCCCTTACCGCCACGCATCGAGTGTGGTTCTCTATATGCCACACTTGCGTCAATCTTCCCTGATCTTACCCCAGTTCAGGAGCTGTCGCTCAAGACATCAAAGAAATTGCAAAGACCCTGTAAAGCCTGCTTTACAGAGGATGATCAACGAGAGGCAGTACGAAAGTACAAAATAGAACGTTTCGCTCAGCTTCCTGATGTGGATGTGGACCATCTGCACAGGTTCAAGAAAGCCGTTGCAGCGCAGGTGCGCAGCGGTTGGAACGTGGGACATTACCCGTATGTACCATCGGGTAATGCGACCGAGTCCTACAGCCGGCGCGAGGCTGGATCGTGGAATGATGAGGAATTTTCAAGAACCTGTGGAGTGATGTCCATAGTGTCCTCAGGCAAGCCCCGGATTGTGACCTTGTACTCAGGTCGCAATTCCGAGATCCTCTCACCTCTGCACGATGCGCTGTACGCGTCGCTCCAAAGGGAAGGTTGGCTTTTGGTTGGGGATCCCACCAACCAGAAAGTAAAAGCGCTTGGGGAAACCGGTGCTTATGTATCGGTGGACTACAAATCAGCAACCGACAATATCCGGAGTGAGTATTGTCGGGCGGTCCTCCAAGTGCTTAAAGACAAGTCCATAGGATTGTCGGCCGAGCAGTGCGCGGCGCTGGACGTTGTCGGAGAATTAAGGTTCGACGATGATGGTCCGGCGGCATTGAGGGGTCAGCCCATGGGGAGCTTGATGAGCTTTCCAATGCTTTGTTTGATCAACAAGGTTTGTGTTGACCTCGCCTTGGCCGACTTAGCCGAGGAAGGGAGAATTTCCTGGAAGCAATTCCGGGTGCATCGCTGTCTCATCAACGGCGATGACTTGCTTTACCGTGAGTTAGAAAGTTCTCACGGTATACTTGCCGGTATCTTGCGTCACGGGTCTCAAGTGGGCCTCGTCGTGAACGAAGAGAAAACGATGGTATCGGACGTATACGGGGAGATCAACTCCTGCGTATTTAAGAACGCCCGAAAGCAAAAGAAAACGAATGTGTCGGTGGTTGAGTGGAGAAGTGAGGTAAGTGATCCGATCGGGTTCATCGCCGATTCGGTTTGCAAACCCTCAACTTTTAGGTCCTGTCTTGACAATTGGCGGCAGCCGATTCGCCGCGCCTGGCCTAAGTTGCAGGGTCCCGTGCCTCCAAGCTTTTTGCGAGAGCTTTGGAGGTTCAAGGCGGAACTCACTTTTCGACCTATCTTCCCACACCAAACGACACCCAACCCCTTCCCCGTAGTAGCCAAGCCTGCAGGCTACGATCTTTCGCGGGGGGAGGAAGTTGGCTACATCGCAGAACGAGTAGCCAGGCTGAAGGAGGAGTGTGCTTCGGCACCACGCGCGGTATGCGGCCGATCGTTCTTTCGCTTTGCAAAAGTGAAACGGCAGCTACCGGTTATCTCCGGAGGAGAGTTTGTGGGGATTCAGCAGATTCTCAGAAATGAAAATACCACTCTCGAGGACAATGTCCTAAAGCACCTGGCCGAGATGTGGGAGATAAAAACAAAGGAAAAACTTTGCTCGGTGGATTCCGAGAAGGCCTATGGGGTTCCTGACCCCACCTTCGCGCTCAAAGGACCAGTCATGGCCGACGGAAGCTTAGCCCCCATTGGCTTTCGAATAATCCTTGAGTTAAGGAATTACAAAAGAAATAGGCTGTGCGCGACAGCGGACGCGGGTGTGTCGTACCCGG